TCCGCCCGGGTGCGGCGGAATACCCATGTAATCCATGAATGTTTTTTGTTCGTCCGTCTCTGTTCCGTCTATGGTTATAAACGGAGCTGCTACTGTTTCCTTCATGGTTATGAATTTCTGCCAATCTTCCCATATTAAACGATTTGGGACGAAAAAATAATGTACTGTTGCGTCTATCCTGTGCATGACTGGACTTATCATTGGCATGAATCGAATCATGGCATCTGTTGAGATTTTGAAAGAATCTCCAGGAACGCAATCGAGCGCCATAACCGGCATTAAATTGCCCATTCTTCCCGACATTTTGATGTCGTGTGTTAAGTCGAAGGCGTTCCTTTTAGGTACCTTTGCGACTATATCGGTAAATATGCTCATAACCTGATTCCTCCTCTTGCAATTTTTACCCAGGTTCTTCTGGTACGTCTTGATTTTAATTTAATTTTTTTCATATTATTTTTTTTTAAGTTTAAAAAAGTCTTAATTGTATTAGAAGCTCATGCTCCTTGATGATTTTGTATTTTTTGCCCATTTTTATTCTATACCTAAACCCGTCTATTGTTATTAATTTTAGTGACAAACCACATTCATTTAATTGTGGTTGTACTTCTTGACCTTTATATGTATATACTTGCATTTTCATCATTTCTTTTTGTTTTGCATTCTTGATGGGGTAAAGTGATACTGTTGCTCTTTTGGTACCGATACGCGGTTATATACTTGCTGCCAGGGTTGGCCTTTAATGTCGAATCCTCTTTCTGCATACCATTCTTGGAGTGCTTGAATGTTTTCCTGTTGTTGAAGTAAATTCAGTTGTTGACGAGTGTTCTCTATTTCAGCATTGACTTTCTGTATTTCAGCCGTTGTTTTAGCTGTCTGGACTTCTGTTTGGGTTGTTGACGCTTTTATTTGTAATTGTTGAAGTACTTCTGTTTTTTTACGAAGATTAGTCAATTCGGTTTCAACTGCTATTTTTCTTGTTTCTGCAATAGTCTTTGCTTGATATAGTCTATTTTGAATGTTCTGGCGAGTGTTCTCATCCATAGTGAAGTCTCTTTGTGCCTTCTTGTATTCGGTTTCATAAATTGCGTTTTCTATTGAATTTTGCCTTAAGGTTTTTTTGAGCTCTAAATCAAATTCTGTGTTTTCGGTATTCTTCATAATATTCGAGCTCATTATATTTTTGTAGTTTACATCTGCATCAATTAAGTTCTTCTGGTGCTCTAAATTGCTTGTTTGCGCTTGAGTGAATTTAATATCATTTTGCATTTTAATTCCGCCCATAATAGCGTCACCCATTGCAGGGATGCTTGATATGTCAAACTGACTTTGAGGAGCCTCCTGTTTGAATTGTTGAGGATTTGTTGCTCTTATTTGTGCTGCTGTTGTTTCTGCTCCGGTACCGTAAACAAGATTTGGATTTAATCCTGCCTGTCTTAGTCTGTTCATCTGTTGTGAAGGATGATTGTATTCGTTCATCATTTCGTAATCCGCTAATGCGTCCGCTCTTCCTCTATTATACATTTTTTCCGTGAAGTCTCTATCGGCTTTGTTTTGCTCTGTTTGCAAATCCATATTTTTTTTATTCTGATATAAACCTCCTGTAATTCCTATCAATCCAAGTCCTAATCCGATTAAGGGCAATAATGGTAGAATTGATTTTTGCAAGGTGGTGTCACTTGGCACTAATATATCAAGAATAAGGAGTGCCAAGCATAGAATGGCTATGAGCCACTCTAATCTATTGATTTTCAATTTCTTTTGCATTATTTGTGTGTTTTTTGATGAATGTCATTATTTTGTTTTCTTCTGCTTCCTGTGCTGCGAGCTTTGAAGCTTTATTTTCTTCGTCTAGTGCTGTTTTTGCTTTTTTAACTTTATCTTTTTGCATCTCTGCTACTTGATGTAGCTCTACTAAATCAAGTGTTTTGAGATTAATACCATTTGATGATTCTGGTTCATCGTCATAAATTGGAATTTTTGCTGTTGCTCCTAAGTCTAGTCCTTTGCTGTAGCGGTCTAAGATTTCGCGCATGCTCATCGCTTCTTCTGGAATTGTTTGAGTTGGTTCCGTGAAAAATTTGCCTTTGTCAGTCTTGTAGTTGAATATGTTTTGTACGTTTTTCATGCTGTTTTAACTGTTGTTTTCTGAATTTTGAATACGCAAACTTATAGTAATTTTCTTCATATTCCTTTTTTTGTTTTTGATTTAATTTTTGATAATTTTCTATTGATTTGATTTCAAAGTGTTTACCTATCTTTTTTAGTTGATAAGTTGTGTATATTTTTTTCTTGTAGTATCTTGGCATGGGTAGTTTTTTTCCGTCTTCTATGGGCATGTACAGTCTATTTTTGATGTCTAACTTATGCCAATTTGGTTTTCTTCCTTCTATGTAGTTCGAGCCGAGTCCATTGCTCATGTTACTAAATTCTTCTATTCTATCGTCTAACTCATTCTCTGGTACTATTCGTCCTTTTGAAATGTAGCTCATTGTGTATGCTGCGCTTGCTTTTGTGTGTTTTCCAAAGTGAACGTATCCTTTTGACCATGCTCTTTGTATTTCATTTTCTTGTGCGTTAAATATTATAACGTGATAGTGTGGCCGTTCAAATAGTCCTCCGTATTCTCCGGCTATGTAGTATTTTATCGGGTATTCTTTTAACCTGTTTGGGTTTATTTTATTTATGTTTTTTCGTAATATTTTAAAGAATGTTTGTGTATCTTTTAAGTTAAGCGTGTAATGTCCGTTTGGTGTTTTCGTGAGTTTTTCGTCCATGTATGTGAGCGTTATGAAGTGTTGCGCTATACTTCGTTTCGCTTCCTGTTTCAACCTTTCACACCATGTTAAAACTCTCCTGCTTAAACATTCGGAACATTTTCCGCAATCTACACTTATTTTTAGATTATTTAAATATGTTTTACTAATGCATGTCATTTTTGTATTTGTTACTTGAGCCATAAAATACAATCTATTTTGCACAAAAAAATAACAAATTTTACATACACCAAAATAAGTTATTTCCAATCGCAGAGCCTCATGGAATAACTTTTTTTGTCTTAATGTAAATTTTGTTTAATAAGGTGCAAAAAAATCTTGCATTTTATTTGGCGGTTTAATTAAAAAAATTTTAAAAAAAAAAAAAAAGGGTGTTGCTGTCGCGTAATAAAAAAGCCCCTGTGTTAGAGGGGCTGAAGCAAATCACAGCTATATATGCGGAGTGCCGTAAACCGGCATAGGCCTTATAGCTCTAATTTTGTTGACTATGTGACAGATTAGATGGTCTTCGTTTTCGTCAGTTACCGCGAAAATTCTTGATACGTCTTCATTTTCGACTTCTAAAAACTGTTGTGAGAGTGTTGGTAGGTTAGCGAATTTTCTGCCCAGGTGCCAGAAATTGAGTGTTGACCTCATTTCGCCTGCTACTCTGTTACTCATATACTTATACTCTGTGTATCTTGGTAGATAGCCAAATTCGGCCTTGTCTTGGTTTGTGTATGCATATATTTCTTGGTTTAACACAGCTTGCTCTCCAATGTTCGCGAATTGTGGCCAGTAGTAATCGAGTGGGTCAAATTTTTGGAATTTACGCTCAATTCCTTGCTGATAGGCTGTTTTAGGCATTACTGAGAGGATACCAATTATAAAACCGTGTTCTTCACAGAAATAACTACCTTTTTGGCCGTCCATTAATGAGACTCCATGTCCTGCCATGTTTCCTTGAGGTAGTCCTGATTTGGTTTCATCTATCATCTGGCCAGTTGTGTTTAGAACTTCGCTTATAATTACTGGAGCTTTTACTCCTGTGATGTATTCGGGACGGTCAAGTCTCTTGTCAGAGGATGTTACTCCGAAAATGCTTTTAATCAGCTCTATGTAGCGACTTCCACCCCTTGCGAGTGCTTCGAGAAATTCCTGCAATTTAATTGCTCGCCTTAAATTATTGATGCTTGTTGAGCCTGTTTTTAACGTTCCAACCGGGTCGTATCCTAAGAAATTACCCGGGCCGCCTAAGTCTGTTATTGAATCGCTATGGGGTAGTATTCCTTTTACTGCGTCTATTGGTCCGCCAATGTTAGGACTTCCGTCTTGATTCTTAAAATGTGGGTGGTCAATTGGATTATTGTTTCCTTGATAATAGACGTCTCCCATTGGGATGTCAACTTCCGCGCCTTTTTGTTGGAACGGTAGACAGCTTGTGAAATAGTCATGGTTCCAGGATCTTTTTCGCATTTGGCATAATACGCTTTTATTTGGATTATTATCTCCAAATGT